AGTACCTGTTCCTGCTCGTTGTTGGCGTTTGAATTGTTCGTATTGAAGTACAAAAACTCTATCGTCAAGCCCCCGAAAAGACTCCCGAAATAGATGTACCCGTTTTCCCTCTCTTTACCAAAATTATATTTCACCCCGGTGAGCTTTATGGCATGATTGAAAAGATCTTGAAACTTACTCTTCACCCACCCGACCGTCGCGGGCTGTGCGTCGTTTTCCGTCCCGCCACCGATAACCTCCAGCGTCTTTACAGCAAGCTTATCGAAAAAGCCGGCCGCCCACCTGTTGTCCGACGTTCCAAGCGTGCTGCTCTGTGTCGGCGGTACAAAATTTCCTGCCATGTTTCATCTTCCTTTCCTGTTTACGATAGTGTAAAGTCCCCATTGGGGAACATCTTGAACTGCTGCGTGTAAAATGTGTCCGGTGCGAGGGTGATGTCCTCGCCCGTAATCGCAAATTTTACACCGACTTTCGGCTCTGTGAGATCGGCGGACATCGTAACGTCGCCCTCTCCATTCCGCACAAACAAATCCCTGCCACGCTCCACAGCCTCAAGCACATAGAGTTTTGCAGAGCCGTCGGTGTACTCCTGTCCGAGCGACGCGCCCCGATAGTCCTTGTAGTTGGTCTGCGTCGCCCCTCCCTGCGTGCAAAAGAGCAGGAGGTTCGTGTGCATCATCGGGTCATACAGTACGTCTCCGTACTGATACGCTGTCCCGCGTTTGATGAGCCGCGCACCACGTGCCAACATCTCCGTGTTGACCAACCCCGCAGGGTCGATGCGTACCTCAATATTCGCCGCATTCGCAACGACGATGTTCATCGCGTACGTCGCCGCCTGTTTGAGTGCGGCGGTTTTCGGCGGGATACTTTCGGGATTCGGGTCGATCGAGATCATGTAGAGGATTTCACCGCGATCGGGATCCTTTGCAAAAAGCCCCCATTCACGCACGTAAAAACCCGCGCTAACGTTGCTCGTGTGGATGATGCCCGTGACGGTGCAAAGGCCGTCCTTCGCCTCCACTTGGCTGATGCCGAACTCGGCCTTGGGGCCAACGAGATCGGTCATGCGGTCAACGCTTGAGATGTCCTCCGCACCGTCCCCGAGCTTGATCTTAGTCAGCTCAAGCTTGCACTGCCCCGCCTCGACTTTGATCTGCAGGTCGCGCCCCGCTTTTGTAAGCCGCCCTCCTATCCAGTTTGCCATAGTTACTCCTTTCTAGGTCTGTGTGACCTCAATGCTCTTGTAGATACTGCCAACCCCGACCGCATAGAGCGTGCTGTCGATCGCAGCATCTTGCGCGATTTCGGGATAGACCTCGTACGCTGTGTGCGTGGAGACTGCTGCGCCGATATAGCGCCGCGCATTCGCCGTCGCGTCCGTGATCTCCGCCGGGCGTATTTCGTAGGTCGTGTGGATGGAGGGAGCGGCGGCGTAATACATATCATTCTGTGCTTCGCGTCGGAATCTAAGTTCGTCCAACACGGAGCGCACATTCTTCGACGCATTGACGACTGCAAATAGACGCGCCGTATCGTCCTGTGTTATATTTGGCGCAGTCAAAAGGTCAATGCGAAAATGATAGGGTTCGCCGCCATATTCAAACCATTCCGTTATAACGCCACCCTTGAAAACGGTCTGCACCATTTTCTCAACGGCGGCTTTTGTCCCTTTGATGCGATGCCATGCGATAGACTCACGCACAAGCTGACGTTTTGTCTCAATGCTCATGGACGGCTCATAGAAATCCACGTGCCACTGCCACGCGAGCAGATCAATGACCTCCTCCGGGAGTTCGTCAAGGCGCGGAAGCAGGAGGGCTTCTTTTGTCGCAGTGGTGATCTTTTGCAGTTCGTCGTCGAGCGCCTGCGCGGTAGCGTTGATCTGTTCGTCCGCAAGGAGATTCGGCGGCAGGATGTCAAGGAGCGATACGCTCTGTAGGTCTTTACTCATCCTCCAATCCTCCGAATGTCACTTTGATGTTCTCGGCAACGGCAACCTGCTTTCGATTCGTCGCGGTAAATACGGGCGATATGATCTCCGCACGCTTTACACCAGCCGTTCTCAGGCGATAATAAAGCTCGGTCGGGTTGATGTCCCGTCCGAGCTTCTCCTTCTGCCATGCGACAAATTCCTGCACAGCGTTTTCGGCGCGTGTCTGTATTGCCGCCGCTTCGGTCGCGTCGCGGCGATCGATGTAGTACCGTGCTTCAACGTCATATTTCACGCTTTCGGGGGCTTTTACGCTTACCTTGTCTGTCAGCGGACGGATGCGGCGGTCGTTCAGCTTCTCGCGTACAAGCGTCAGGACTTCTTCGCCCGGCAGCACGCCGCCCTTGAGGAGCGGATAAACATCAACCTCGCCCGGTGCGGGGCTGTCTACACTCACGTCCGAGATGAGTGCGGATGCCGCCTTTGCGTGATACTCATAGGCAAGTGTCGGTCCCGCCGTCGAAAACTTCTCAGGCGCTTCATGGATGCGCTCGCGGTAGGATTCATCATCCTCCACATCTGCGCCGCCCTCGCTTTTCGTTATATTCTCTGCCGCTGTCCAAAACGGCGCAGGATCAACAATGCGGCTGATCTCGCCCGGCAGGTATCCATTGCCCTTTTCGCCGCTCTCGGCACAGGTCGCCGCCGCCGTGACAGAGAGCTCGCCCGCCGGGATGACGGCACTTTCATTGAGTGCAAAATAGACATTGTCCCCCGCCGTGACCCGTGCCCCCTTTGGGATGATGACAGCCTGTTCTCGTACCGCTGAGAGCGTGAGCTTCATCGTTGCCGTCGCGCGGCTTGCGGGCAGTCGTTCTGTCCCAACAAGCGCGCCGATATGGTCGAGATGGCTGCCTTTTGCATACGCCAGCAGGTTCATCTTCGCCATCTGGTCAAACAAAAGGCGCTGCTGAATCAAGAGCGTCTCGACACCGAGCAAAACCAATCGTAAGGGGTCGGCTCGCGCAAGTTTTCGTTTCAGTAGCCCCTCCACGATCTCCAAGATGTGAATCTCCATCGTCTCTGGATCTGCGTCCACAAATTTCAGCGGCTCTAAGTCCTTAAGAGTCATTCACTTTTCACCTCCCTGTATTATTCATTGATGCTTACTTTTATCGTCGGGGTCAATCGCCCGATCTCATCGCCCGTAAATTCGACTGACTCAATGACGGCGCGCGGCTCATACCTGCGCACGGCGCGGAATATCTCGTTCGTGAGATGCGCTTTCGCAAGATTGATCGGGCGGTCAACAACTGTTCCGTCAATACCAAATTCACGATCCATCGGGACGGAATATTTGATTGTACTGATAATGGTGCGGACGTTTTGCAGGACTTCCTCTGTGACGCTCGCAGGCGCGAAATCGATTGGCGGCGATGCGCCGTCGTTGATTGTATAGATCACGTCACAGACCTCCTAAAACACTGCTCGCGGCATTGAACCCATTGCCATATTTATTCACGATGCTGTTCTCTTCGACGTAGTTGCTGTCATCGTATTCCGTGAGCGTGATGGAGGGTGTGCATTGGAGCAGACGCCCGTCTGCCGTCCAGTAGTGCCCCGTCTCCTTGATGCTGTCGAGTCTCCAATAGCTCTGCGTGACGGGCTTCCCTCCGATGATAAGCGGAAACACCGCGCCCGTGTCACGCATGACGCGCAGTTTCTTCAGCTGTTCGGCAACGTCGATTCCGTGCGCCGCGTCGAGGATGATGCTAAATGACAGCTTCTCAAGTCCGGGGCCTCCGAACTGACTGACGGGCTTTCGCATGAGCAGGTCGTGCTCTGTCCATCGTCCCGCACTTTCTCGTTCGTAGTCCATCGGCGTGATCATGTAGTCGGGCGATACAACAAAGACAATGTCACCCATATAGCCGATATACATAGATCATCACCTCTTTCCCGTATGGTGTTCTTCACCCGCCGATGAATACGTTTCCGCTCCCTATTGCGACACTCCCGCCGCATGACACAGGATCGCCGATGCGCCCCGCTGCGCGTCCGTTAATGTATACTGTTCCACTTCCGGCGGCGATGTTGCCGCTGTGCGGCGGATGTACAGGGCATCCATGCGCGGGGTAGCTGTCCCCAACGCGCCCTGCCCCCCTGCCGTTGATGTATACGTTCCCGCTGTGCCCTGCAAGCCCGCGCGGCGGGCACGCATCGTGCCCCGTGTCGTTGTCTCCCTGTCTTGTTGCTGCCGGCATTTCTACCCCTCCTAGTTCAGATCAATGCGCGGGGCTGTGAGTTTCAGCGACTTGGATGCGTGTATCTCCATCGCCCCGTTGTTGTTTACGATGTAGCTCCCATCCTTATACCGGACACTGCGCACATTCGGATCACTCTCTTTCGGCGGGTCTGCCTCACTGTAAAACGCGCCGATGACAAAGCCCGCGCCGGGGCCTTTCCCCGACGTGTTCGGCAGCAGGACGCACAGGACTTGTTCATCGATGGCAGGCATCCAATAATCCTTAGTGTCCTTCGTGCACCGACTCATAACGGCGAGTTCCGCTGTTGTACGGTCGTCCTTGTCGGGGCGGCGTACAATAACCGTCCCCGGCGCCTTTCCGTAGGATGATACTTGACCGATGAAAATACACTCAGAGAGCGCCGCGCCGCCCGAATCAGTAGCCATCCAGACACCTCCTTATATCAACGCTCGTCGTGTAGGACGTTGTGACGCTGTGTGATACTTTCGTCACAAGATATTTCCCGTCAAACTTCCCGAAATTCTTCAAAAGGAGCGTTGTGCCCGCCGCGAAGTTCGTGTTTCCGATGGTCGAAAAACTCCCCGTGACCTCCTCCTTGTTCGCCTCACGTAGTTTTTTCTTCGCAAGACGCTCTGCTTCTGCAGTGTCCTCCACCTGCTCACGCACAAATAGGATGCGCCCGCTCTCCTTGTTCGGCGCAGTGTATTCGCCCTCGATCACCTCCTTTTTCTTGCCCTTCTGATACTTTACATGGCATTTCCAGTAGGTATCCCGCGTCTTGGCGCGCATATTGTAGCCCGTGAGCCATCGGAGCGGCATGGTATTTTCATCCAGCTCCGCCTTTATGCCGGGCTTGTAGACTGTGATGATCGGGGCTTGTGCCTCGTATTTCGCATCATCGAAAATAACAAGCTGCTCCGCCATGATCTTTAGGCTCATGCCGTTGTTTTTGCATATCTCTAGCAGGAATTCAAGGTCTGATTTATCCGCCTGCTCCACATGGTCTAGGTTCGGGTTGTCCTCGCAGTCCCAGATAAGCGAAAGATTGTTTCGCTCGCAGATGTCGGCGGCGCATTTCCATACGGATATTTCTTCCCACGTCTGATTTCGCCGCGTGCCGCGCAGGGTGGACGCACCGACAACGGATACTGCCTTGATCTGTACCGTGGATGGGAAGCCGACAACTTCTACTTCGTCAATCTCGAATTTCCCCGCGTGAAAAATCGCCTCCCCGTCCTTGAGTGTGATGCGATTGTAGGTATGGATGGTGATGTCGAGCATATTGCCCTCACCCTCGGGAAACCAATCCTCCAGCCAGAGCTGCGCCCGATCCTCGAGCGTGATCGTTACATCGTCCGCCGTATCGGATAGGTTATCCGTGTAGGACATGGATATGAGGTATTTGCTCACGTCCTCGGAGATGTCCTTTGCTTCCTCCTCTCCTGTGGGCGTGTATTTGATCTCAATCCACGCCCTGCGCGAGAGCTCCGCGCCCTCGGGGAGTTCTTTCAGCCAATCCTCCAAGGGGTTCTTGTATTCCGCCATCGCCTACCTCCTCCACGGCGGCAGAACACGCGAGGCTTCGGGCACAATTGACGGGCATACGAGCTTTACGCCCGACGGGAAAATGGCGATGTGTGCGAGTACATCGTTCGCCTCGATCAGCTGCGTCATAGCGGCTTCTCTGCCGTAGACTTTGTATGCGATCATGTCCCATGTATCCCCCTGTATGCTTGTGTAGGTATCAGGCATAGGAAAGCCTCCTCTCATGCGCGTCCTGCCGCTTGAGGAGCGTTGGGAACATAGCGATAAGTTCCTGCTTCTGTCGCTCAAGCTCTGCGCGCAGCTGCTCCACAACACCCGCATCCGCCGCCCCGTCGATGTGGATGGTCGGATTGTATTTGATGGTAATTCCACCGCTCGACGGCAGTGCGCTGACAGCGGGACGCTGCGCGCTTATTGGCGACTGAGGGGGCTTGCTCATGACAGGACTCGGCGGAACAAGCGCAAGCTGCGGCTGTACCGCCGTCATCATCTGCGCCGCCGTCTGTGTCTCCTGTATGACGGGACTCGGCGGAACGAGTGTAAGCCGAGGCTGTGCCGTCATCATCTGTGCCGCCGCCTGTGTCTCCTGTATGACGGGACTCGGCGGAACGAGTGTAAGCTGCGGCTGTACCGCCGTCATCATCTGCGCCGCCTGTGGAATTTCCTGCGGTATCTGGTTTATGCGTGGGACAGCTTGCGTCGCCTGTTTGGGCAGAAGCCCGAGCATTTCGCCTGTCTTCCTCCACAGATTCGCCGCGCGTGCGCTGCCGTCAATCGGGATTGCTGCCTCGGGGGAATCCTCCGCGAAGGTCGTAAGGAATGCGCCCCTCTGATAGATTCCGCCTTTGGCATTGTGGGCAATGTTCCCGCCGCCGTTCATGGTCACGTTGACGTTCAGCCCTGCGCTGAACTGTGATGAAATCCGCGCCCACACGTTAGACATCTTATTCTCCACTACAGATGCCATCTGATCTGTCCAATGGTCGATAGCCTGATATGCTTCTTGCCCCCAGTCACTCGCCGCTTGAACGAAAGCCGCTCCGCCCGGCTGACACTTTGCGGCAAGCTGTGAAAACTCCTGCGCCATGTCATCCGTTCTCTGCTGCGCCATTGGTGGAAGCTGCTGAAATGTATTCTCCGTCTGTGAAGGAACTTGCCCAACGATGTTTTGTAATTGCTGCATATAGTCTGTCGTCATCTGCGCAGCCTGTCCCGTTTGCTGAACATTGGAAGTAAGTGTCTGCGCGTGCGCAGATGCTTCGGCGGTCGCCTGTGCGGTCTGCTGTGCGGCGGCGGCAGTCTGCATCATTCCCTCATCGGGCATATAGTCATTGTTGATTTGCGGAAGTGCGTTTCTACCTGCCGAAATGACATTTTGACTTACCTGTGCCTGTTCGGCTTGTTTCTGTACTTCTGCGGATTTTCCCATGAGCGTGTCGAAAAGATCGCCGATGCCGCTTGCCCATGTCTTAAGCGTTCCGAGGCTCGCGCCCGCGACACCGTCAACGACCTCACCTGCCCCTTTCCAAGCTCTGTCCCAGTCGCCAGTAAAGATCCCGACGATTATGTTCACCACGCCGCCGATGATTTGTGCCAATGACACGACGATGTTGATGATCGTAGAAATCGCTGTACCGACAAGAACTGCCGCCACGTCGAAAGCCGCACCCAGTAAAAACCCCAGCTCATTGAAGATAGCCCCGAGCATTTCCGATGATTGCAAGCTATGTCCTGTGACGCTGTTCCACACCTCCGTGATCCTGTTGAGTGCTTCACTGAATTTTTCCTTGACGGTGGCTACCATCGCCGCTACTGTGCCGGAAATGTGGCTGAACACAATGGACGCCGTTTCCTTCAATTTGTCAAAGTTGGCGACCACCAACACAATAACGGCAATCAGCGCCGCGATTGCCAATATGACAAGCCCGATTGGATTCGCCAAAAGAGCCGCATTCCATAGCCACTGCGCCGCCGTCGCTATTCTCATTGCGAGCTCAAGCCCCTTGACGAATTCTACGGCGAGTTGGAGGGAGGCGTAGGCAAGGGCGATCCCCTGTACTGCCAAGGTCATGACTGCGATTCCGACAACGAGTGCGGCAATCGCCGCACCGACGCCCGCGAGAATTATAATGAGTTCCTCGTTTTTCGATGCCCACTCTGCAAATCCTTGCAGGACAGGTGCAACCGCCTCCATGATTTTCCCGATGGTCGGCAGTAATGCACTTCCTATGTTGATTTGCAGTGCGTCCATCGCGTTCTTTGCAAGCTGGATCTGGTTCTCTGTTGTCTGACTGCGCGCCGCATATTCGGCTTCCATCGACCCTGCATATTTCGCCGCATCTGCAACCTTGTCAAAATTCTCCTGCAGGTTCTCAAGGTTTCCTAGGAGTGGCGCAATCGCCCCGATAGATTCTTTTCCGAACAGGTCTTTGAGAACTGCCGCCTGTTTGTCCTTGTCGAGTTCGCGAATCGCCTTCATAACGTCGATGATTGCGCCCTTCGCGTCGACTTGCATTCTGCTCGCCATCTCCTCGGCACTCATGCCGAGTGCGTAGAACGCCTCTGCCTGCGTTTTTGTCGCGCCCTCTCCTGCCGCCATGCCAAGTATGAGGTTCTTGATACCTGTTGCGGCAACTTCCGACGGAATACCAACGCCGACCATGGACGCGCCGAGCGCGGCGATCTCACCTGAGGCAACGCCGCCGACTTCGCCGAGTGGTCCGATGCGCGTCACAACGTCCGAGATGAGCGGCGCAGATGCCGCCGTCGTGTTGCCGAGGTAGTTGACCTTATCCGCAAGTGCAACAACCTCTTCTTGATTCATTTTGAACGCTGTACGCCATTTTGCCATCATGTCGCCCGCTTGATCGGCGGTGATGTCAAAGGCGATTCCCATCTTTGTCGCGGATTCGGCAAAGGCAAGCAGATCCTCACGGGCAATGCCCGACTGACCGCCCGCCGCGACGATCTGCGCGATCCCTTCTGCCGCCATCGGCAGCTCTGTCGATAGTTTCAAGATGTCCCCGGACATTGCCTTGAACTGCTCCGGTGTGTCGAAGTCTACGACCTTCCGCACGTCCGCCATTACGGACTCAAACTTGATTGCCTCCTGTGTCGATTCTATAAGCGGCGCTGTGATTGTTCCGGCAAGCATGACGGCGTCAACGAGATTTCCCCGCGCTGCGGTGAATTTCTCGCTTGCACCTTGCCGCTTGTCCCGCAATCCCGCCATCTTCTCCTGATGCGCGATTGCTGCCTTCTCTTTGTCGATGGTCTTTTGAAGGGCTTCCTGCGCGGCGCGCTGACTCTCGGCGAAATTCTTTGTCGATATCCCCGCCTCAGAGAGCGACGCGCGAATATTTTTAAGCGTAGTTTCTTGGCTTGCCAGTGTGTCTTTTAATTTCGATGCGTCCTTCTTTGCCGCTTCGAATTCCGTGCCGAGTGCCTTTGTCCGTTCCTCGCTCTCCCTGTATGCGGCGGTGAGTTGTTTAATTTCCGCTTTCGCCGCTCGGTAGGTCGCAGGGGTGAGTGTCCCCTTCATGCGTTCGAGGGATTCTTTTGCCTGATCGACGCGCGCCTTGAGCGTTGCTGTCTCCTGCTCGGATTCCTTGAACGCTCGTGCAAGCGTCGCCGCGCGTGTGCGTGCCTCCGTGAGGCTGCCCGATGTATCCTGTATGGAGCGCTTGAGCTTCATGAACTCTGCGGACTTCGTGCCAATATTGGCAAGCTGCGCCTCATATCCGCGCAGAGCCTCCGTCCCCTGCTGCAGCTGTGCATTCGCTGTGTTCGCTGTCTGTGCGACATTCTGGATTGCCTGCGCGGATTTCGCAAGCCCCGCCGCGATGCTGCCATCAATGGACGCCTTGAGGGCGATGGCAAGCGCGAAGGTTTTTCCTGTTGACAAAAAATCACCTCCCCTGTATGCTGAACATAAGAATTGATTCGTATATAGATGGATTGGAGGGGCTGTGTATGGACTTTGCTGCTATGAGCTTCCTGTTGCTTTTTGTTGTGCTGATTGGAGGCATACTGATCTTTATCGTGACAAGCGGGATTGCGATTCTATCGAACAGTACTGCATCGCTTATTGAAACCCTCGACGATTTCATTCATCGCAACGACCGCGCCCCCGCGCCTCCCAAAACACCAAAAAAGCCCGCACGTTATCTTCCCTAAGTATGATTCCGCATAGCCGCCGCACAGGCGGCTATTTTTGATTGCGTGCATTCTTTGCCATCTCTGCATCCAACTCGATTTCCGCGTTGAACACGTTAATCCAATGGGACAGCTCCCCCGCCGGCATCTTCAGGAACATGTCGATGGGGGATTTGCTGTATTTTGCCATGCGCAGAGCGGAGCGCCGGAGGCTGTCCCCTAGCGCGATCCCATTAAAAAATTCTGTACCCTCATACAGAGCGCCGTGAAGTCCGCGCCCGAGAGTTCCAGAATCTCATCGTACTTCATCCGTGCCGCAGACGCCGCAACGCGCGCCTGGTACGCCTGAGACAGTGCGGGGAGGGTAATGATGGGATCGTCCTTCTTCACTTCCTTCTCGCATTTCAGCAGTATATAGCCCGTCACGCGGTCAAAGTCCAGCACGATCTCCTTCGCGCCGCCACGCAGGGGCTTCTTGAGGTGGATCACATCCCCCTCGTCCACGGGTTCGGCGTCATACACCTCCACGGAAGCCTCCTCTGTCACCGTATCCTTTTCGGCCTCTGCTACGTGCTTCTTATCTTCTGTCATGTTCTTGTCCTCCTCAACTCATCCCGATATTCTTGCGCACCTCAGCGAGATGGTCTTTCCCGCCGATGATTGCCTTATAGCCGTACTTGTCAATCTCGCACAGCGTCTTGCCGCCATATTCGAGTTTGTAGTAGTGCAGCCCGACGGTCGTACTGCTGCCCGATGTGCTCCCCTGCTCGATGCTGCCGCCCGCATAGTTCTTGACGCGCCCGTGCGCAACGATGCGGTAGCGGTCATGTGTGTAGTCGTTCGCGCCGGAATCAAAGCCCTGCACATCGGAGTAGAGATCCAGTTTGATTGGTCGCCCGCCGCTATACTGCAGCGCCGTTTCCGTCGGAATCTGCCAGTTGACTTTCAGCTCCATGTCCTCGAACTGCCCGTGAATCGGCGTGGAGATTGTCCCCGCAACGCCGATCCCCTTCACATCCGAAGTCATAGAGGAAATATCCGGCAGCTCCACGCTCAAAGCCCCGATAAATTCATCCGCCCCGTCAATGTAGCAGCGCAGATGGTTGATTACTTCAGGAATTTTCATCTATGCTCCCCTCCCTCAGGAAAACAGTGCCTTGAAATTGTTGACGTCGTACTCGAGGATTCCTTCAATCGACTGCGCGGCGACGGGCGGTGTCATAAAGACGTGGATGCGGATAATCCCCTGCAAAAGGTCAGTCAACGGATTCTCCTCCTCGCGAAGTACAACATCTGCGCCGAGCAGGTACCCGCGCGAGACAAGCCCGTTCAGCCTGATCTTCTCGGAGTCTGCCAGCGCGCGCACGAGAACGAGCGTCAGCGGACGATCCACCTTCTGCCAGTTCGTGAGGATGAATGTCTGATACTGCCAGTCGAACATACGGCGCACGCAGATGAACGTGTCCTTTACGTCCGTGATGGACGGATATGCGCCCGTATAGTTTCCCCAGCTCTTCCAACCACCGCCGTGGTTGAGTGCGGTCATGATGCCCTGACTGTTGAGGAGGTTCGCCTGCGGGTAGGTGACGACCGTCTCCGTCCCATCCTTCAGGCAGATGCCCGTCGCCTGCATCGTCATGTTCGACGGACTTTCATACGGAATGTCCCCGTTCGCCGCATCCATTACGCCGATGATGCCGAGGATGTGCGTGGACATATGGAACACCATATCGCCGTTTTTCACGCACGGCCAGCATACGACCTGATTCACGCCCGTATAGCTGTTCTTGTTCTTCCACGCATTCACATCCGCATAGTACTTCGCCTCGCCCGTGTCTACGTCCGTCAGGCAGATGCAGCGGAAAAGCCCGGAGATGTTCATCGCCTTTGCCTTCATGACCGACGCAACGGCAGGGTGCTCCGACCATCCGGGCGCCGCGACAATGCCCGGAACGAGCGAAAAGAGCGTGTAGATGGCGTCCAGCCACTCAAGCCCCGCTGTGCCGCTCTTGCTTGCGCCGCCGATGATGTCCGCGTCCTTCACCTTCGACGGGTCAATCTTGTCATAGTCGAGATAGAGCTTCTCGGCGGTCTTGAGCGCACCTGTCGGCGTGACGGAGATAACAAGCCGCCCGTCATCGTCATACGCCGCCGTGTAGTCCGTCAGGTGTGCGGCAGGTTCTGCCGCCACCGAGGATTTGATCTTGAGCGTGTCGAGAAGAACAGCGTCGGAGAGAATGACGCGCCCCTCTGTGACCGCATGCCCTTCCGTGTCCCTGACTTCCGTCTTATGCTTTTTCGGGTCAAGCACATTGACAAAGATGATGGGTTGCACGCCGTAGAGCTTGAACTGCGAATACATGACCTCGGAAAGCGTATATGCGTCCCAGTCATCCGAGTAGCCAAGCGCCGTGACAGCCTCATCCCAGCTGTAGCAGATGACGGGACGGTTGACGTTCTTCGCCGGGTCATTCGTCAGGTGGACTGGGGCGGTGCCGAATACAACGGGCAGCCCTGCCGTTGTGCTTGCGGGCGTCAGGATGGAAGTGGGGACTTCCCTCACGCGCACGCCGTGAAAAAATGCCATATCGTTTAACTCCTTTCCTCATGTGCCTGTACGGCTTTCCCGTACAGGACGTTCAGCCGCGTGCCTGCCTTTTCGGCTTCGGCGCGTGCCGCATCAAGTTCCTCCGGGGCAACAAAAAGCGGAGCGTGGATCGGATCGTCTTTGAATTCGTCCGGAATCCCCTCCGCAAATACCTTGAATGTCAAAAGGTCGTTGTCCCGAAAGCTCGGACCGATGTAGATCACTGTCGATACTTCCGGAGCGACCGCCTCCGCCTTCTTTTTGGGCGGATTCTTCTCCGCCGTTTCGTCCTTCATCGTCTTCCTCCTTTGTCATATCCACCGAGAATATCGTTCCGCACGTTCTCCGCCTGCGGCAGGATCACGTCAAAATCCATGCGCCCCCAGAGTTTCGGATAGGGTTGTTCGTCCGGGATGCTCGTTTCAAGGGATCCGTCCTCAATCTTCCAGCGGTTCTTGATGGGATTGTTGGAGAGCAGGGAAAAGCGCAGGAACTCCAAAATGTGATAAAGCTCCGCCGCCCCGTCGCGCGGCGCGTCGTTCGGACTCACGACAACATAGACCGCCATCTTTGCGACGCTCCGCTCCTTGCCGTCCTCTACTTGATGCGGGCGAATTGCCACATGGGGGCAACGCTCCGCCGTCACCTCGCGTACTGTGGAAATGGGCAGAAAGCCCGCATAGACTTCCCCCGTGCTCGCCCGTTCGTCATGCCCTGCAATCTGTGCGCGCAGGAAGTCCGCAATCTCCATCGCGCACGTCCACGGCGTCATGATGCGCCTCCTGCGCGGCGTTCAATTTCGTGGATGATGCGCTTCTCGTACATCTCCATCGCCGCTTGCGTTGTGGCTTCAAGCACGGTATTTTCCCATACCATCTGAGGAACAGAGGGACCATAGATGCCCTTGAGCGGATAACGATCCGCCCCCTCGCGCATGAGGAACACGCCCCCCTTCGTAAAGGAGCGCGGTATAACGCCGCCGCTTCCCTTCTTGATGGATACGAAAATGCCACTCTTTCGGCGCTGTGTGCCGCGAAAATTCTGCACACGTTCGGGCGTCCCCTCAATCCGAATGATGGTCTCTATCGGTCTATCCGCCTTTACCATCATATGCCGTTTTGCAATCCCCGCTTTGATGTTATAGACTTCGCGCAGCTTCTTTGATCCTACCGTTACACCATGCCTCGCCGCCCGCTTTCCGGCAGCACCAATCGCCTTGTATAGTTCTCTTTCGGAGAGCATGGAAATCGCTCGCGTGAGTTTTTCTGTGTTCTCTATATCAATCTTGAGCATCTGCCCCCCTCCTTTCAGCTCGCATGACCCTTGAGTACGATGGAGAGCAGCCCCGCCTCCTGCGTACACGCATCTACAATCATGACTTTCCCGTCGAGGTTGAACTGCATCCCCTCCACGGGGATATCGGGGAGCAGTCGCGCCTCTACATGGACGGTCACGCCGACGCCGTGAAGCCCCTCATACGGGTCATAGACCGCCCCGCGCAGGTATTTCTCCTCCGTGCGCTGCGCCTCTATGACACAGAGGCAGACCGTCCCGTTTAGATCGTGTTCCTCTGCGAATTCATCGGGGTTCATGAATACGCGCGCGAGATCCGCCGCGACCTGCTCCTTGAATCCCATCATCCGATGCGGACAAGTGCCACCGTGTCCGCCTGCTCTTTCGCCGCAATCGCATAGCCTGCGCGTATCGTGTCTGTACTCGCAGCAGCGACAATGGCGTTGTCACTCTTGTCCCAGTAGACCTCGGCGCCGATCTCGATCTTGCCCGTCATCGCAGGGAGACGGAACGCCCCTACGAGCGTCACGCTCCCCATCTCGCCTTTCGGAATCTCCGAGAGCGCGACGCCGATCCGCGCCGCAAGCGGGACGACCTCCATATAGGCGATGTCTGCCGCCGCCTTGTAGTCGATATTGTCCCCGCGCTGAACGTATGTCGCTTTTACTGCTTCTGCCATGGTTTAGCTCCTCCTTACTTTCCTGTGCTCTTTGCAATGCCGCGATAGTCGAGCAGATTGACGCCCACGTCCATGTAGATACGCCACTTGATGCCGAGCGTGTCGAACTGCTCCGCGCGTTCCATCGTCGGCGTGAGGTTGCCGTTGAGGCTTGTGACCTCAATGGTCGGCGCAACGCCCGCCGCTGCCGCAAGGTAGAATGCCTTTGCATCCTCAAGCTCCGGCTCCGAGATGACCGTCATCTTGTTTGCAAAGGGGTTCGGCGTTGCGTTCGCCTTCGTCGGGTCAACCACCGAGCTGATGAGCTGCGCTGCCTGTACCTCGAGTTCCACGGGACAGATGAGGAATGCGGGCTGAATGTTGAGATACTCAAGCCCTGCGATGTTCTTCTGCTTTGCCATCGCCGCCTTCATCTTGGCAAGCCCCTCGATGGAGATGCCAACCGCATGGAGCGTGTTGTGGTTGTTGCTGAAAAGCGGATCGCCCTCAATGGTCGGGTTGTCCTTGAGCAACTTATAGACCATCTTGTTGATCATGCGCCGTGCCGCCGCGCCGTAGATTGCCGGGATCTGCTGCAGTGCGCCCATATCGTCGTTGATGATCGCCTGACGCGTGATCGAGAACATACGCCCGTATGTTGTGACGCTCGTCTTTGCCATGCTTTCCGTGACGCCGCTCGCTTTGAACTCGCCGCTCTCATTGAGCTTTTCGAGCGTGTCTGCCTCGCTCAGGCGGTAGCGCACCGCATCCTTGAAGTCCGAGTTGCTCCCCTGCGCCGTCCAGAGCTGATACGTTGTCGGCACGGTCTGATACGCCTGCGCCATGCTCTTATGCGCGACGTTGGAGAGGATACCGGGGAATGCACCAGTGCCCGTCAGAGCCTCGCGGACAATCATCTCATCATCCATCGCACGTGTATTCTTCCCCAGTTCGCGCTCCACGCACTCAGCGGCGAGGCGGATCATGCGCTTCCCGCGGTACTCATCCGCACCCGCCACCTTATTCTCGACCGTAAGCCCTGCACGCATGGCAAGCCCATCCGTCGCCGCCGCGCGGAACTTGTCCATCTCATCAACCTGCACCGTCACCGTCTGAGCCTTGCGCTGCTCGGCGAGCTTGTCGAGGATTGCCGCACGGACAGCCTCGACGCTCATACCGTCATTGATGTATGTCGCATCATCCACGCCGAACTGACGGCACATCGTCCCGATCTCACGTACACGGGCACGCTCCTCGGCGATTGCCGCCTGACGTGCCGCCTCCGTATCCGGCTGCACGCCCGTATCCAGCGTTACCGTTACGGGAGCCTGTGCCTTTACTCCATTGTCCTTGTTCTGTTCGTCCATCGCTGCCTCTCCATTCTCTGAATAACTACGTCCAACTCCTACCGTCGCATCGGCGGGTACGGACACAATCGAAAGTTCGTACGGTGTCCATCGCGTCGCAACTTCACACGGACCCGTAAAGCGCCCGTTGGTGCTTGTCGCCCCCGCCTTGACCTCCTCCCACACATCGACCACATAGCCGACCGACACGCCCTTCAGCGTGCCCGAGCGTACTTTCTGATAGACGCGCTCGCTCTCCTCGTCCTCATCGAACTGAATCACCGCGCGCAGCCTGCGCATCGCCTCATCCAAACGGACAGAGAGCACACGCCCGATCACACGGTCACGGTCATGATTAAAAAGCACCACGCCGATCTCCTGCAGGCGACTGAGGTCAATCGCTCCTGCATCGTGCGAGAGGATTTCATCGCCGAACCATCGACGGCACGGTTCTTCGCTTGAAAGAGAGAGTTCTGCCTGTCGTGTATCCCCGTCCACCCCATCCGTACGGCAGAGAATCGCACCCGTGTACGCCGTGCGCTGCTGCGGCTCATTCTTGTTTCTCGTCTTTGTCTTCGCCATCTGCATCCTCCTTTTCATCATCTGCGTTATTGGCATGATTGCTCTGTGCCGCCTGCACTGTGATCGGCGTGTGCACCGAGAGCTTCAGACCCATCGCCTCTGCGGTCTCCTTCTCAAGTGCCATCTGCTCAAGCTGTTCGCGCCAGTCATAGCCGCGTTCGGCGCACCACTGCGCGAGCGTCTTGCCGCCATTCTGGATGTCCGCGATGTCCGCCTGCACCTCCTTTTGCGGGTCAATCCACGCCCAGCCGGGCGTAACCCACTCGACCGTCTGATATGTCTCCCTGTGCTCGAAATAGTCTGGGATGTCAAGACTCCCCGCCATCACGCAGAGATCCATCCACTCACGATAGATCGGTGCACACAGGTGCGCCGCCATAAACTCCTGCATAGGCTCGAACGTCTTGCGATCCTCAAGCATCCCCTGCCGCGCACTTGAAAAGCTCGACGTGTTGAAGTCGCGGCTCATCAGCTCATAGGAAAGCCCAAGTCCCGCGCCCGCAAGCCGCTCCTGTATCGCCACATAATCCCGTGCATTGGCAAGGCCGCGTGATGGATTCGCCGTCTCGACGCTTTCCCCGGGCGCGAGATACTTGATCATGCCCGGGCGGATGGCGCTCAGCTTCTTCCCCTCAGGATCTTTCATGCCATTGCCTATGCGCCCGGGTGTCTTACCCGATGCGCCCGTCTGCGTCGTGATAAACACCGAGAAGCACGCCGCGATCCTCGCAGTCAGCGTCTCGGCGTCAAGGTAATCCTGCGTATCTTTGAGACGCTTGATGATGGGCGCAAGGTCAGAAACACCTCGTATCTGGTCGGGGTGACTGCGTGTCCAGAGGTGGATGATCTGCTCGGCGGGTACGCGGTCGGGATTGTACTCCACATAGCCATCGGGGCTTTTGCGGTCAATCCAGTACGCAAGCGGGCGCAGATGGTCGTTCAGCTCCACACCGGAGCGAATGATGTTGCTCGTCTTTGGTGCATACATGAGGAAACTGCTGAGGAGGTCGGACTTTATGACCTGCAGCTTCAGCGGATGCCGCCCCTTGCGCGTAACCACCTTCTTGATGAGGATTTCCCCGTCGACGATCTTGCGCCTGAGAAGCATCGCCTGCAGCTCCGCAAAGCTCTGTTGTCCTGTGATGTCGCAGTTCTCCGCCGCCGTCCACTCCCGCCATAGTGCCTCAATGCGCCTGTTCAGCTCCTCGCTTCCCGTGCGTGCCTGCGGCTTGATGCCCGTCCCGACGACGTTGCGCACGATGCCGCCGACGGCTGCACCCGCGATATCACTGTTGCGCTCAAGATACCGTGCCCGCGCCTTGATGAGGTCGCGCTGCGGCTTGTCGGCGTTCTCCGTGTCTTCGTTGATCGGCACCCATCCATCGTTGAAGCGTGTCACCTCCCCCGCCTCGTAGGCACGCAGACTCTCAGCGTAAAAGGCACGTTCGCACGCCCACTGCGGCGAGATCACAGCGATTGCCTTCTCCAGAATCGGAATCATATACGCCCCATTTGGGCAAAGTAGAGATCCCCGCCATCGCGCCGTGCAATCTCAGCTTTCAGCGTACTTTCCCGCGCGTAGAGTGTCGCAAGATTCGCCTTTGTGAGTCGCCTATTCGCGATCTTGTATTCCTGCGCCCCGCTCTCAATCGCGGCGATAGCCTCCTGTACGCGTGCAAGCTGCGTTTCCAGTGTCTCCAAATGGTCTCACCTCCTTTCAAAGTGTGCATAAGAAAAGCACTCTGCGTTCTGCAAAGTGCTTGTTCAAGTGACTTCCTGTCACAGCCACTCTTTCCCAGCGCCGAGCCAGTCATCCGGCTCATCCTCTGCCTCCTGCCGCGTTTCCTGCTCCTGCTCCATCAGATACCGCACGCCGATGATCTCGGCGGCGAGTGTGTTGTTCGTCTCGCAGTCAAGCAGATGGTTCGCCGCGTGGGAGCTGATTTTTTCCCAGACAACGGAGATGCGTCCCTTCTTGTCGCGCTGCTCTACTCTCTGCTCGGCGCAAATCTGATCGGCGTATTCGCGCTCAATGTCACGGTAAACGTTCCAGCTCCCATGCGCCCCCGCGTCAATTGTCATGCGTGAGGCAATGAAGTTCTTCATCTGGTTGGAGTCCATCACATAGAGCCTGAGCCCGAAGCCCGCCGCCTGCTTGTCGAGAATGGTCACGTTGTAGCGAGATTTCAGCGGCGTGCTTGCGCCCTTCGTCGGCACAAGTACGTCCATGTGACGTGCGCAGAAGCTATACACGTCGTCCGTGTTATAGCCGGAGTCGATGCACGCAAGGTTGACGTTGCGGATAACGCCGTTCACATCGGCATAGTTCCGATCGATGACCGTCTCAAGGTCAGCCCACGTCTCCACGCGCCCCCAGTCCACGAGCCACGAGGTCAGATGCGCGCCCCATGCACGCACGGCAAAGTAGAAGTGATCGAGCTGCACGTCTATCCCGCAGGTGAGCAGCTGGGCCTCCTCGGGCATTTGCCCGCGTTCATACGGCAGTGCTTTCTCCATGACGACGTCGGATTTCATCTTGCTGCTCTTGTCCTCCCACGGCTCGGCAAGCCATGAGTTGATAAAGTTCATGAGCAGTGCCGGCTCATCCTTGCTGGATATGAATTTCGCCGCGACGTCCCCGAAGGTCAGCCACGGTGAATAGAGAGAGTTCAGATGATAGGCGACCTTGTGCGCACGCCCCTTTGCCTTTACCTCGCCGTGCCACTCTCCCATGCGGAGCATTGCGGGCTTGTGACGATCGTCAATCGTCTCATGACAGTGCCTGCATTCGTAGTACGCCGCCATCCGCGCCTCAGTCTCATCCGCACCCTCCGCCCACTTGATCTGCCTAAACTCAAGTGTCTGCATTTCCCCGCAATGCGGGCACGGGACAAAATAGCGGTATTGGATATCTGCCGTCTCCCATCCCTGCCATATATTCCCCGTCTTGAGCGTCGGCGTTGAGGCCTTGACGATCTTGCGGTTGTAGAACGTCTTTGTCCGTTCGGCGGCAAGCTCCAACGGCCCCGCCTCCGCGCCCGTCCATTTCGGGAACTTGTCGATCTCATCGAAGAAGATATAGCGCACGGGACGGCTTGAGAGTTCGGACGGGCTGTTTGCCCCGACGAGGGCGATATACATATTGCCAAGCGAGAGTTCGAGATCTTTGCTCCCGCGCTCATCGAACTTTTCCGCGAGTGCAGGCGATAGTTTTATCATCGGCTGCAGGCGTTTTTCACTTGTGAACTTTGCCAGCTTTTCCGACGGGTAGACAACGAGCATTGGCGCGGGGTCTTGTGCAATGGCATAGCCGATCATGTTCTGCTCAGCGGCGGTCTTTCCGAGCTGCGTCCCTGCGCAGAATGTGATTTCGTGGATAAAGTCATCGTTGAACGCATCCATGACCGCTTTGAGGTATGGCGTTTTCGATGTGTGCCACCGCCCCGGCGCGGCACTGTCCAATTCGGACAGGATGCGGTATTTGTCTGCCCATTCGGAGACGGTGAGTCTTTCCGGCGGCTTTAGCACCGCCAGCGCGTCCATAATCCACGGAGGATAGGCAAGCTCATTCCGTTTTTTTCTTCGTTCTGCCACGGTAAATCCGCCCCTCTGCCATCTCCGTCAGCGCCTCATTGACACGTTTGTCAACCTCGTTTTTTGCAGTTTCTGCCGCCTCCATATCGATCGATGCCAGATTTGACGCGACATGATGCCCCATCGCAAGTAAATTTTTCTTGAGATTTGCCAAGAGTCGCGTGAGTTCGCTGCGTACGGTCAAAACGTGCACAAATTCATCCTGCTTGACGCTCAATTTTATCTTTTCCTGCGCAGCCTTCGCTTCCTTCAAGTCCGCTTCAGCCTTGAGTTTGCGGACTTCAGGGCTGTCCGTATGCTTGCCGTCAAACCGCCATTCCATGAGCGCCTTGATGCTCCATTTTCCGCGTCCTGCTTTTGGTGCGCCTTTTTTCTGCCAACTTGACAAAGTCTCTCGTGAAATTTGGAAAAATTCACAGGTATCTGCCGTTGAGAAAATAAATTTTGTTTCTTCTGTCACGCGCACGCGCGAGGGCTTTGCTTTTGGCACACCTCCTTCCTCCTCCTATTTTGTCAGGTTGTCAACCCCTTTTTTTCGTTTTCACGCACACAAAAGCCGGGACTCGCAGACCCGCAAGGCTTTATTCCCTCCGGTAGTACCTGTGATACCGGGGGAGGGTCTTCCTCGTGCGCATGGTGCTTTCGTCATTGCGCGCCTGTCTGCGGCCGCATCCCATGCAATACAAAAAGGACACCGCTTACCGCTGTGCCCTTAGTTTCTTAGCTTATACTATAGCACAGACCAAATAGGAAAATCTAGGAACAGTTTATCTCACCGAACACCTTCAATGCTTTTCCGTGCAGTCCTGTCACGCCTCGATATGTGTATCCCATCGTAACGGCGACCTGCTCCCATGATTGCCCGTCAAGATAACGTAACGTCAACACCTCACGATAACGCCCGTCTTTCAGTGTATCAATCAGCTTCTTCGCTGTCTCACGCAGATTGATCAGCTCATCCCATTTTGCACTGAGACGCTGCGCATATCCCTCAAGTGCTGCGATTGCATCGGCGAGATCGCCGAACTTCCCCCCGGTGACCTTATCCGCATCGTACGTGATTCCCTTGAGGTGGAGGATGTCCGCACGGGCTTGCGTGTATGCCTGCTCCAGTTGTTTCAATTCTCGCTCAGCGTCACGCACGCGCCAGAGATATTCTTTTGCGGTCATTCACTCATGCCCCTTTCTGCTGATCTGTTTTCTCGTGGATGTCTTTTCTGCTCCACTCTCTCAAAATACGTAATCGTGAGGGGATATCCCTCGGCGGTATAGGTACTGTATGATAGCTCCTTGATGATGCGGTATCCTTTCGGCGGCTGGATCTCTGTCTTGAACGCTTCTGCTTTTGTGACTGTCTCCGTTTTTGGTTCGGTGCGGATAAGGTTGCGGCTTGTCTGGAGTCTCCCCGCGTGATCAGCTATTTTCTCTTTCGTGTAGTAGTCCGCAAGACGTTCCGCATCCGTGATGTGCCCGCCGTAGAGTTTGACTGCAACGCTTCCATGTTCCCACGCCTTTTTTACTTTCTCCAAATCGGAACTGTTGAGCGCAGGGAGAAAGATGTGCCCGTGCGGCCGCCCCGCCCCCGATAGATTCTCCAACACGGAAATATATTTCATCGGTACGCCCGCCTTCTTGTAGATCGTGCGCAGCTTCCGCTTGAATTTCTCAAACTCTTTCGGCACGCTCTCCGCATTCGGATGTTCCGCATAGGTGCAGGTCAGATACCAGTCCCCGGCGACAAAATTATCCATGAGGAGGCGAGATAGCTTTTCCGCACGGAGACGCCGATTCACTGCTGCTTGTGTTTCCTTCGTGACATTCTGTCTTTTTGCTCTTTTCTCTCTGATCTCAGGTCGGATAGGTAACGTACGAAAGGAATAATATTTCTTCTCAATCTTGAATCTCTTGTCTTGTGATTCCCATCTGGAACGTCTGTATGCCATCTCAGTCTCCGCCATTGTCTGCCTGCATAAATATGTCGGTATATTAATTCGTTTATCGAGGGGAAAAGGGGCACGCGCCCCTCTCTAAATTTCGTCACACATACGTCTCGATAATGACGGGATCATCCTGTGGATGGCGAATCATCTTCATCATGTCGTCAGGGATTGCCGCGCGCACCTCGTCGAGCGTTTCACGCGCGATGTAGATCGTCGGTGATGCATACGCCGATTTTCCGCATCCCATTACGCCATGTCTGTTTTGCGCTACGATATGTGCCCGCGCCACGTATCCATTTGGAAAATCCTGCGGATGGTCATACACGGTCACAATGACGTTCACTCGGTAGCTCCTGCGCCCGTTGTTGATCAGTCGGCGGAATTCATCGTTCGTTAGCCCCGCGTTCATCGCTCCACCTCGCAGTCTCGATATCCTCTCATTGTCTCCTCCTTTACGCCCAGTAAGTTTCAAGTGGCTCTTCTTTGCTCAAATAGTACCGAATTGGTATTCCAAGTTCGCGTGCCATTGTATGTTCCATTGTGCAGCCGCGACTGTTCATGAATTCCCCGCTCATAACGATCATATCGCAGTCTCGCAGTACTTCGATGCAATACGCCATCACCTGCTCGTACTCCATATCTGCAAGTATGCCAAACATCGCAATGGGGTTCAAAAACAGCATATCCGGATATTGCTTCTGCAAGAATCGCTGAATCTCTGCCGCCTCCGCCCTGTTGCTCTCCTCATCACCTGTATACGGATGAGAGATATATGCCCAAACAAGTTTTTTCATGATGCCGCCCCCTCTGCCGAAATTCCGCCATCGTCCAAAAAGTCAAACAGCGTCGGTGCTGTCTGTTTTACTTCCTCTGCCTTGAGATATCCCACACCGTCGCGGAAATAATCTGCATTCAGCTCCGTGGCTATGCCGCGCCGCCCACGTTTGAGCGCACAGAGAGGAACAGTCATCAGGCCGCCGAACGGGTCAAAGATGAGGTCGCCCGCGTTGCTGTAGCGGTCAATCAGACGTTCCACAATGTCAAATTGCAGCGGGCAGACGTGGAGCTGCTTCCCCTTCTGTGCCTGCAACGTGTTCATCGTCCGCATGCGGTTGATATCGTCCCAGACCTCATCCGTCCAGCTGCCCGGTGCGACGACCATAAATGTCGCAGGCAGCTTCTTGTCCTTGTCGAGCTTCTCTGCCATCGCAACGTGTTCGGCGTAGTCATAGACGCTCTCACGGCTGAACTTGCGATAGACGCGCTGGAGGTCGGTTACGGGGAACTGCATGACCTCCTCTTTCGTGAGCGGGCGGTCGCCGCTGCTGCGCCAATACCCGTGCGCGTCGATCT